GGGGGACGTGGACTCTGTCTACAAGTTGTTCAACATCATCAACAAGGTGAATGACCTAGTGAAAATTATGTGAACCTAATATATGTTAGTTGTAGCGATTGTCATTATTTTAATAATTATATCAGTCGGTATTTTTATGGTGTATAGACCCAGACCCACTACCGAGAGTGAAAAACCTGTACAGGTCCCTCCCACATCTCCCGTGGTTAAACCCCCGTTACAGGCCCTGATTCCGGATTCAAAATACCCAAAGGCAAAAACTATAAAAGTGGGGAAAACTGACCTTATTTCGAAGTGGGACAATCGGTATATAAATTTAATGGAGGTCTACGTGTACGGTAAAGATGGTAAGAATATTGCATTGAAAAAGCCCATTGCCAGTAATACACCTAATTACAAAGATTCGGTGTCTAAATTTAATGATGGTGACGAAATGACACTGGGTCATACGGGAGGTCATAAAGAAGATGACACTCAACCACAAAGGCAGTCGTTTGAGATTGATTTGGGGTCTATGCAGGAAATCCACAGCGTTGTTATAGTCGATCGAGGGGGGTATGCTGGGCGTTTAGATAAACTCAAGGTTATGTTATTGGATGATGATCTACAAATGGTCACTAAGACGAGTAACCTTACAGTAGAACAAGCCAAAAAAGGTACTAAACATAAATACGACTTCGCTACAAAGAAATGGACAATAGAACCCGTGGACTGTGTAGGTAAATGGGGTCCGTGGTCCTCATGTTCTGCTGGTTGTGGTGAAGATGGTAAACAGTCGGATGGTAGCCAAAAGCGTGATTGGATTACACTTAGAAAGGCTGAGAATGGCGGTAAGGCGTGTGTGTATGATGTAAACAAAGATGGATTTAAAGCGTGTAAGGGGAGCACTGGTAGTTGGACTGGGTGGTCGGGATGCAGTAGAAGATGTGGAACGGGAAGTTCAACTAGAAAGTTTATTGTGAAAACGAAGGGTGATGATGGTGGTTCAACATGTCCGGGTGGTGCCAATGGTAAGACTGAGAGTAAAAAATGTAATACCCACGGTTGTCCATCTAAGTTCGTTCATAAAGGTTATAATTTATGTGGTAGGTGGGAAGATAAGTGGGGAAACTGTGACAATGAATGTTGGTCACGTGGTTGGTGTAAAGCATACATGCGCGGACGGGACGGAAGATGTAGATTGTATGATAACAGTCGTCATTGTGGGAACCCACCATGGGATTGGTCTGGTGCTAAAGTACGAAATCCTAACTATTATGCACCATAAATAATATCAGTATACTTTAAGATGTTCTACATCATAGCGGGTATAATTGTGTTTTCAATGATCTACGAGAAGACTGTCAGGTCGGAGGAGGTGGATGTTTCTAAAAACTTCTATCTGAGCCAAGGTATGTCTAAGAAGATGTACAATCGGATGAGGGGGGACGGGGTTTCCGGTCAGGAGTTAAAAAAGTTCGTGCAATTGGAGGATAGGTTTCTCCAAGTTGAACGAAATTCAGTGTGTTCGGGGATGCCCCGCTTCATAGATGCCCTTACGCTTTCAGATTTAATAAAACGAACGTTCCCAAAGTATGATTTTTCCTATCACACGATACATCTCAAACAAACTGCGGAACCTGAAAAGATTATAAACAAGAGCATAAAGTGCTGATCATCTTCTTGTGCTTCGGGCTATCAATTCTGGTATAATTGTCCAGAATATACATAATCAATCTATTATCATCCTTCCTGTAATAGTCGTTAAACTCTATTTCAAGTAGGCTCTTATGTTCTTTACCGTTTCTCCCAATTCTAATATAGTCGGCTGCCACGTAGATTATGCCATCTAGAAATTCCTCCCTAGCCATCTCCATCCAGGAGTTTGTACGGGTCCCCCATGTCCGTGTATCATCATTTACCCGGACACCGTGATTATACTTTCTCAACCCTAGTTCCAGCCGGGAAAGAAGTTCTTCCGCGGGCGGCTTTGGCGACAGTGTTCCACTTCTTTCGTGCATTATTTACATTCATATTAGCTCTAAACTTTAACCAATATTTTCTATAGTCGTCCAACTTCTTTTTGGTTGGGGGGTTCTTTTGGTTCATGGCGTAGTTTGCAACCGCGCGACGATATGAACTTTTCAAATTATTGGCGATACCTGTAACGTTTGCGGTGTTCATGTAAAACTTCTTTTCGAGTTCCCTCTTTCTCTGCATTTTCCACTGAGAAACCATGTTCTTTTTGATGGCATCGACATCCTTCTTGAAAGGGACACCCTTTTTGTTAACCTTTGAAATAGAGTTTATTTCCTTCTTAACATTCCTTACATCCTGGTTCAGGGAAGGTTTATATCTCTTCATCCATTTGTCCCCATAAAGTTTGGTGAGATCCTTTCGGATAGAGTTATCATTGAGTCGTCTCTTCCTAAGAGCGTTTTGTTGAATCATAGTCCGCTCCAAATTTGCCGCAAAGTTATTATTGTTATTGTTATTGTTGCTATTTGGGGACTTTGGCTTTGGCTTTGGCTTTGGCTTAGCCAGTTCATTCCGAGCATTTTCAATCTTCTTACATATAGAAACTTTGGTTTCTTTGGGGTCTATGGCTATGTTTAGAATAGTCGCGACACGGACAAGTTCCTTTTTCGGATAATCGATGCACGTTTTTTTACCAACGCGGAATTTAGAACCTGTACCCGTGAGACGCACATTTTTACCACTGTTCTTAAACGTGACGTTCTTTTTGTTATTTTTGGCTTCAATCTTTTTACATATCTCCACCTTCGATGTTTTTTTGGTTATGTCTACGATACCCATCTTTTTGGCCATGTCTAGGAGTTCCGCCTTTTTGAGACTCACACATTTTTTTGCACCAATCATGAACACGAGGGCGCGGGTTTGACGCCCACGTGGTTTGGTCGCTTTGGTGGGTCGAGCACGGGGCATTGTGATTTTCGTCGTCGTCTTTTGAGCCTTTTTGGGGAATACACCTGTCACATTGATGAGTCTATTTTGATATAAAATCTGGATAAGTTCCCCACCCGCATTGTAGGCCTCCATCATGTCCTTGGGATTCTTAGCTCCCGAAATCTGTATGTTTCCAGATTTGGACAGAATGAACTTATGATTCTTGAATGTCATGTACAAGAAGGGAGCCAACTCGGGTTCGTAGGAAACGTAGGATATTTCATACTTATTTTGAAGTCTCGCGACTTTCACCATGTCCGTGATTATACCGTTGAACATAAAGGTTCCGCTGAGATTGTTGTACTCGAATGGATTGTACAAGAATTGTTGTTGTTCTGTGTACTTGTCTATGACGAAATTTCGAATAAGCTCAGCTTGATTGGAAATATCACTTCCAACGAAGCCCCCTGAAAACCGAATCTTACCGTTTCTATAGATGTTCACGGTGCCTCCCTTAGATTCCACATCATTATAGATTTTCAATTTGATTTGGACTGTAGAAAAGTTTAGGTTTATATTTCCCTTTGGTCCGTAATTTTTTGTGTGAGAAAAACCAGTCTTAAATTGACCGTACACACCGCGAAGGTCTTCGGTGTCTACATAAAGACCTTCACCAATGGGAGTTCGACCAACTGGTGGTCGCATAAGTATGGCTTTAAGATCTACACGATTACCTGGTCCAAAATTCCTGTTTACAGTGGCATTAAACATCCCTAAATTTAACTTACTCAAAGTGACAGGCACAACTTCTGGCGCACCCACCTCATTCAAAAAATTTTTCATTCTATTTTCGTTATTCATAAATTCAGAAAATTCACCATATTTGGTATCGTTTACAATGTTTCTTTCTAGACGGGGGGGGAAAGAAGTATTACTTGGTGTGATCTCAACACCAGAACTTCGTATAAATTCCCTGGCCTGTTGGCTCATATTACTATTGGTGAGTATTTTTTTTAAAAGTTGTCTGAGAACTCCACGGCGTCTTCAGAGATTACATCCAACCCATATATAATTGGCTGCTTGGGGTAGGTCCTACCCTTGTAGGTAACAACTTCGTCCCTGACTTCAATTTCCCTAGAACTGAACGGACCGGCGTAAAAGTCCTGGTTGAACTTGGGCTTCCCGAGGTTGTTGGCTTGGCAGTGTTGATTGAACACCACTATAAACATCTTCTGTGGGACGAATAGGTCTGCACCAAAGTTGACGTTTGTAGACTCTAGGAAGTTCGTCAGGGTACTCGCAACCATCGCCACCTGCTTTTGAATCTTCTTGAAGTAATCTGGTACCACATTCCAAATGTCTTTGTCGTTAAACTTTTTGGAATAGTCGTGGTAGGCCCTAATGCACTTGTACAAAATGATGGGTAACTCCCTGTCAAGCTTCTTGTCCAACTGGGGGTCTGCATCCTGAACCTGTTTACTGAAGTTCCAGGGTAGAATACGGCGGAGAACGGAACCGGAGTTATCCTTCCAGTTTGGGACTTCGTTACCACCCAAGACCCCTGGGACTTTCCACTCAAACGACATGGCAGTCTTGTTCTTCACCGCGATGGAAACATCTTCCCCCGAAACGATGGACTGGAACTCCGCTTGTTCTAGGGCCAGGTCACCTTTGACCTCTGGGGCGATGAACATGAAGGAGTCCTTAATGGCCGAGAGTCCAAACTTCTTCTCGATGTTGTTCGAGAGGGTCCCAACGTCTTCACTCTCGTAGAACTTCTTGAACACCTTGGTGATGAGGGTGGACTTTCCAGATCTCGCGATACCCTTGAAGAATGGGATAACCTGCCACGAATCCATATCGTTCACATCGAAGCAGAGCCGACCACCCATGACATAGGCCCAATTGCAAACTTCCTCCTCGAATTTCTGGTACCTCAGTACACTATCAAAGTAGGGGGTTGGGATGTCCTGCCACCTTTCGATATCCGGGAAGTCATCAAACTGCTGGTCAAAGTACTTACACGCCACAATGGTGGGGTCGAGGCACATGAACTCCTTACTCTTGTAGGGATAGAACCGACAATCGTACACATCTTCCGCGATGTACTGTTTACCAACGAATACACCGTTTCTAAAGGACCAAACGTGACGTCTCTTCTCAATCTGTGGAAATTGGTGATCGACACACTTTGACACATTTTCAATTACATCCCTGAACACTGAACCTCTACTCGTGAAGTTTTTCCAGTTGTTGAAGTCGTCATCCTTCTGTGAGAGGGAGTGTACAAAGTCCTCGATAGTAAACTTTGGGTTCCACGCACGTGTTCGAAAGCCTTCGATGGTCTTAATTTCTTCACAGCAGAATCCCTTGTATCTCCTGTACCCAGACTTATAGGTTTGGTCAAGAGTGTAGAGCAGACATTTCTGGAAGGGGGTGGCACTTTCAATCTCGTCTTCATCCATAGTAGAGGGATCTGCACTTGTGACAATTTGGGGCATCGCAGTGGGGTTGACGACACGCTCAAAGGATGTATAATGCCGTCGGATATTTTCATACCCATCATTTACCTGTTTGAAAATATTATTGACCCTTTTAATGATGGGAACTTCAATGTCGTCCGATTCCTTTTTGTGAACACCAATTTCCCTGATATAGTTCTTCAGGTCAGAAAGAAATCTCCGATGTCTATTTTTGATGTCTTTGATCGCGAGTATATCTATCCTCGAGGGATCTGGGTTCCCTTCAACACTGAAATTATCTGGGTGAATGAACTGTCTGTACCCCAACTCACGGGCGTTCCTGTAATCACCCGTCCTCAGATCCCACCGAAATTCTAGGGAGTCAACGGTCCTATATATTTGTTCCAAGTTCATCGAACGGATTTGTTGCTTATGAAGTTCCGCCAAAGCCTCATAAGTGTTGGGTTCCTTGTCGATGAAGTGGGTTTCTTCCATTTATATTTACAGTACTTTATTCCTTAAGCAGTTTGAAGCTTACTCAAAATCTTTATGAGTATTTTATTTTGGTTTTGTAGTTGGATACCAATGTTGACTAGGGCTGTACACACTGTATCCCCCTCTGGGGTGGCGAGTAGGGAACCCATAAATTCCACCATGTCAATTCCCTCCTCGATTTCTTGATCTTCAAAAAGATCCTCTTCGGTTTCTGTGTCGGATATAATTTCTCCTTCTTCGATCTCAATTTCTTCTTCAGGCTGGGACGACATTTAAACTTGACTGAGAAAAATTGGATCGCGAAATTTCGCAGAATTATTTTCTCTGCCTATAGTACAACAACTCTCAAAATGGCCGGTGGTCTCATGCAACTCGTAGCGTACGGCGCCCAGGATGTTTACCTTACCGGTAACCCTGAGGTGACCTTCTTCCAGGCGAAATACAAGCGCCACACCAACTTCGCGATGGAGAACATCGAGCAGACCGTCAACGGTACTGCCGCGAACTCCGGTCGCGTGTCCGTCACCGTTGCGCGCAACGGTGATCTCGTCGGTGACATGTACATCGAACTCGAGTCTGACATTGCGGCGACCAAGACTGCTGATGCGGGTGACTGCAACTTTGTCGCGGAGCGTGCCATCAACAACGTTGAGCTTTCCATTGGTGGTCAGCGCATCGACAAGCACTACCAGAAGTGGTGGCGCATGTACTCTGAGCTTTACTTGGACGAGTCCAAGAAGGCCACCTGGGGTAAGATGACCACCGCGGCGGACGGCAAGACTGTCTACCTCCCCCTCGTCTTCTTCTTCAACCGCAACCCCGGTCTCTACCTCCCCCTCATCGCCCTCCAGTACCACGAGGTCCGCATCGACTTCGACCTCGCCTCCGACATGGAGACCTTCCTCAACAAGTCCGTCTTCAAGGTGTGGGCGAACTACATCTACCTCGACACTGAGGAGCGTCGCCGCTTCGCGCAGAAGGGTCACGAGTACCTCATCGAGCAGGTCCAGCACACAGGCACCGACACCGTCACCTCCGCGGCGACAAAGCAGGTCCGCCTCTCCTACAACCACCCAGTCAAGGAGCTTGTCTGGTGCTTCTCCAACACCGCGTCCAAGAACTCCCTCTGGAACTTCACCACCGCGTCTGTTGCCACCAACATCGTCCTCGAGTCTGACCAGACTGCCATCGAGGCGTCCAACGCCTTCGTGCCCACCGCCCTCGCGGGTGCCCCCATGGTGCAGGTCGGTACCGGTGGTGGTGACACCGCCTTCACTGAGGAGGCGGCGGGTCCCCTCGACACCTTCAAGCTTGTCCTCAACGGCCAAGACCGCTTCAAGGAGCAGAAGGGTAAGTACTTCAACCAGGTGCAGTCTTACAACCACCACACTGGCTCTCCTTACCCAGGCATCTACTCTTACTCCTTCGCTCTCAAGCCAGAGGAGCACCAGCCAACTGGTACCTGCAACTTCTCGCGCATCGACAACGCGCAGGTTGCGGTCAAGATGAACACCGCGAACGATGCGACCTCCATGCACATGTTCGCGACCAACTACAACGTCCTCCGCATCCAGTCCGGTATGGGTGGCCTCGCGTTCTCGAACTAAATTGCT